GCTGTAAAAGCCAGAGCAGAAAGAATATACAATAGCGAGGTGGTTAGTGAATGGTCAAAACTACTCCCAATATTAAGAGGATTGACTAAAGTTGTTGCAGTTGGAAAGGCAGCAGACATAACATACACGCTATCAACTATGAGCACTTTTGTTGCTGAAAGAACAAGTGGTAAAATATCAGATTCCATATTTAAAGAGAAGATGATATCTGGTTATTCAAAATTGATAACATCGGTTGGTATCGCACCGATTGCAGCAGGACTCGGCGCACTCGCGGGCACATCGATGTTTCCAGGTTTAGGTACACTTACTGGAGGAGTTCTTGGCGGCATTGGTGGCACACTTATCGAGCTTTATCTTGAGAACATTGCGGATAACGATAACCTTATAAATCAAGGTATTACCAGCACTGCAACTGCTTTATTTAAATTGTTGCACGAAAATGCATCAGTTTCTCAGTATATGCCAACCGCAATGACGATAAAATCAGAAGACACTAACGTTATATCAAATCTGGGTGGTGCGGTTGGCGATCTAAGTTATTATACGGGTGGTAGAGGACAATCTGGTGCGGCTACAGGTGGAATAGAAGCCATTTTAGCAACAATAAGAACTAAAGAATCTGGTAATAATTATCAAGCAGATGTGATGAAAAATGCCGATGCGCAAGCGCGAGCTAAAGCATTGGGGTATGGTAAGGCTAGTGCTTCTGGTGCATATCAGTTTATAGATAGTTCTTGGCAGGGGTTGACAAAAAAGTATGGTATTGGAACGCAATACAAAAGAGCAGTCGATGCCCCACCAGATGTTCAAGATCGTGTTGCAGCTGCGTATGTGAATGAGATTTTAGTTGCTACAGGCGGCGATGTTTCTAAAGTTCCAGTTGCATGGTACACTGGTAATATTGAAGGTAAGATAGATGCTCGAGCACTAGCAATGAACCCTGGACTATCAGTCGCAAAATATCAAGAATCTTGGCTTTCTCAATATGCAAAAATGGGTAATAGCACTGCAGGTGACATAAGACGAAATGTCGCTACTGCCGATACTGTGAGAACATCACCACCACCACTCACTGTTTCTACTACAAATGCACCAGTTGCTACTATACCTTCTGCTGAAGATAAACCAAAAGTAGAACAAAATGTTGAAGCAGCAATTGAGGCTAAAGTCGCTTTGGGGCAAGTTAATATAGTACAGAATCAAATGGTTGCTGCAGTTGGCGCATTGAATCAAAAAATTGTTGATGTGACAAAAAAGACTACAACGGAATTCCCATTCACATCGAATCCAGAAGCAGCAATCAGTTCTTACAGAGCATAAAAAAGGGGGACTTAAAGTCCCCCCGAAAACATCTACCGTTTTCTAATCGAAATTACTCAGCAGCAAGTTTCTCGAAGAATGCCATATCGTCATCTTCGACGCTGACATTCTCAGCAGTGACCTTCTTGGCAGGAGCAGAGCGAATGACAGGAGCGGCTGCTTCCTCATCATCAACACGCTTTGCAGATGCACCAGCAACGCCACCAGCACCAAGAACCTTATCCAACTTCGCCTTGAGTTCATCATAGGACTTGAAGTTATCAGCCTTCAAGAAATCCTTGAGCGAATGTGCTGACTTCCAAACCTGCTCAATCTTCGCATCGTCGCTATCGAACAACGCAGCAGGAGATTCAAACTCCGACTTGTCATAGTTGCGATAGCCTTCGACGTTACGAATCTTGACCTTGAAGTTTGCACCCTTCCAAAAATCGAAAGGATTCATTGGAGTCTCATCAGCAAACTGCGGCTCAAGTTGCTCCTTGATCTTGTCGAAAATCTTCTTTCCGAACTTGAACAAGAACACCTTGCCCTCATTTTGCGGACGCTTGGCGTCAGAGATCACAAGAACGTTTGCGATATAGGTCAACTTGCGCTTCTGCTTACGAGCAATTTCCTTGTTGGCTTCAACGCCAGAATTCCAAAGAACTGTGTTGTACTCAGAAACGGGGTCAGTTTTGCCAAGAGTTGTGAGAGAATTCTCAATGTACCAACCACCTGGACCTTGGAATCCGTGCGACCAGATTTGAACCCAAGGAAGACCATCTTCACCGTCGACTGCTGGAGTATCGAGGAATCGGATAACTGCATATCCGTTGCCAGCGGCGTCAACTTCTGGTTGCCAAAAACGATCATCAACGTTCTTGCCACCACCATTACCTGCTGAAGATGCTTCAACTGCCTTCTTCAATTTGTCAAGGGATGAACCCTTCTTAAGACTTGATAGACTCATTTATATTCTCCGTATAGCGTTGTATTAATGTATATCGACTTGTCCACTTTCTTCATCACCATATCATTATATATCATTTCAGTCTGCAAGTAAAGTTTCTTTTGTTAGAAGTTTATACTTGTCGACGTTCACTGCAAGAAAGGCTCCATATTTGCGAATCTTTCTTGACACTTTGGGATAGATGATATCATCTGAAATCTTCTTGTCCCAAATTCGAATAAAGTCGAAGATGTTATTGAGGATAACCATCGTTTCAATCGTAACATCTTTTTGGAGAAATGTGACTAGCAGTTTTGGAAACTGCCCATCTTCGACTTTAAATAAATCATTGAATGTTTCTTTCGTCGCAATCTTTTGCAGATCCTCGACATAAATCTTGCTCATGGAATCCGTGGTTCGTTTCCAATCCCGATAAGTTTCTTCAGCCTCGTCTTCAAGCAATGACTTGGTCCAATTATCGTCACTGTGTACAAAATTAGCAACCAGAAATGGAACCATCTCATCGTCGCGATACTTGCGCGCAAGACGATGGAATAGAAACTTGTCACGACGTTTTTGAAATGCATCTATCGATACTCGAGTCTTGCCATCATAATGGAAGAAGTTATAATTCTCTGAGGTGAAGTGTAACTTGATGGCTTGATAAGTGCAATACAAATCGTAACCGTTCAAACTTTTCCTCGCTTAAACTGTTCTAGTAGAGCGCGCATCTTTGCTTGTGTCTCATCATCAATCTCGGTCGCATCTTCTGCTTTATTCTTTTCTGCTTCGTTCACTGCCGTCACCAAGTCACTTGCACTTTGCGTTCCTGTAAAAAATGCAGGAAGCAATAACCACCAAAGAGATGACTTTGTCGCATAAATCATGATGCCAGTGAATGTCCACACAAACACATTCCAGATTAGAATCTGCCAGGTCATATCGGCAATTTCCCAATCTTTGGTAGATATCTCAAATCCATTGCTTCGCAATGAATGATGCTTTTCAAAGATTCATTGATAAGAGTTGCAGCAACTTCGATCTCAAGATTATTTCTTTCGCAATAAGTTGTGATTGCATCCATATGATCAATTCTTTCTTTTATTGCCATTTCCATAATCATAATAGAGAAGTTATTTTTTTCTTCGCGAGTTGCCATATTAGATCTCATATTCACTCAAGGAATTGTTCAACTGCTGAGTCACACGAACAAACGTTGTGCGCTTACTCAACTCTTTCAATTCACTTGCCCCCACATAAGTACATGCCGAACGTAATCCACCCAAAATATCTTGCATAGTTCGTTTTACCTCACCGCGATATGGAATCTCTACAGTCTTGCCCTCAGATGCTCTGTAATTGGCAACACCACCATTATGCAGATCCATTGCAGTATCAGAACTCATTCCGTAAAATTTATTTCCGCCCAGTGCACTTGCTCCACCTTCCTTGTGACCAGCCAACATTCCACCAAGCATCACGAAATCGGCTCCCGCAGCAAATGCTTTCACCACGTCTCCAGGAACGGAACACCCTCCATCCGCTATGATATGACCCCTGAGACCATGAGCAGCATCCGCACACTCAATAACTGCACTCAACTGCGGGTAGCCGACGCCTGTCTTTTTGCGAGTAGTGCAAACAGAACCAGGACCAATACCAACTTTCACGATGTCAACACCTGCGAGAATTAGTTCTTCTGTCATTTCTGGTGTAACAACATTACCTGCCATCAGTACCGCGTTAGGATACTTCTCACGAAACCTTTGAATAAAATTAACAAAGGATTGTGTATAGCCATTCGCAACGTCAACACAAACTCTCATCGATGGGGAATTGAAATTGCCATAAACAAATGCAAACTTCACAAGATCACCATCACTAATCCCCAATGAATAAATGCTGCTATTCAGTTTGCGCTGAAATTGTTCGACAAGTTCATTTGAACTATAATGTTTTGTGAGCGCCACTAAACATCCATGTTTGTTCAGTTCAGCGTCCATCTCAAAGGTGCCAACTCCATCCATGTTGGCAGCAATAATCGGAACACCTTTCCAACTATTACCACTTCTAAAAGTAAATGTTCTTTCTAGATTTACTTGGCTTCTTGATGCAAGATTAGAACGCTTCGGGATAATGAGGACATCTTTATAGTCCAACTTTACGTCTTCAATAATTCTCATAAAGCCTCAGTGATAAAAGATATGATTCCCAATCTTGCGAATCAATTTCTTATGGTCAGCCCACTCAGGATCAACATAGTCTGCGTGGAAATACTTTGCAGATCCAATTATACCATACTCTCTGTCAAAAATCAATATCATCTCAGCAATTTGCAAAGACTCTTTCCATGCTAAACGATTGCGGATTGCTTTCTTGTCTTGACACACCCAAGAGAACTGACACGTGCCTTTAGTCTTTTGATAGACAACACCACAAACTGTTTTTGCGAATTGACGACTCTTGACGCGATTCATCGTCACTTCAGCAACAGCAATTTTGCCAGCACGTGGTTCACCCTGCGCTTCGAAGTAGATGTTCTTTGCAAGACAATCAACTTCGCGCATAACCTTTTGCTTGTCATCATAACTGAGTTGCAAGAACTTCATTTCTTGAGACATGTCATTGACTTGTGTGACAAGATATGAGTTTTGCATTTGATATGCTGACAACTGAGCAGTTAGGTTTGCCTCTTGTATTGCCAACATTCTGTATGGGATAAAGATTCCAAAAAATATGAGCGAGAAAAGCCCACCCCACATACAGAACAAACTGTGATTACGATCAAAATATTTTTCTATGCGTGTTAACACATCGACTGCATTCATGTTAGTTTCCTCCATTATTGCAGCGAACCAACGTTCTTTTCATGATATAATAAGTCTA